CCAATTTGACCAATTGAAGCTTTTGGAGCATTTCCTGCTGCTTCGTTAATTAAGTCAGTAACTACTGTAATTACTAATGGTGTCTTTGCTGTAAATGTTTGTCCGCCAACGGTTGCAACGCCTGCGCCGTTCCATTCAAGTATACCGTAATTGCTTACTGAAGTGTCAAACCAATATGCACCGTTTGCTGGATCGCCTCCTGGTGCTGTTGCACTTGCTGTTAATGCTGTTGTGTCTAAGTCAGCTCTTACTACATATGCACGATTTGAAACGCCTAATGCTGAATACGCAGCTTGTAAGCCGTATTCGTTAAGCTCTCCACCGTGGATCATATTGCCGTTGTTGTCGCTATAAAATAGTGGGTCGCCAAATGTTTCACCAAGCTCACGCTGGCTGGTGATCAAATATGGTTTGCCCGCATTTGCTTTTAATGTACCTTCTGCTGTTCCTGTGCCACTGCTTTTAGTTTTATTACTAGCTGTAGCAACAAAGATCATAGGTACCGTTCCCGCTGCTGCCGGAGTGTAGAATGATTCGTCAATTACATTGACTTCTACGCCTGGTGATACTAATGCCATTTTGTTTCTCCTATTGGATTGTTAGTGTTCTACTATACAGTATTTATTATATTCCAACTAAAACACCCTTTATATACTACCGAAAAAGGGGCTGAAAAGGTGAGGTAAATACAATATGAGACCATTATGCAAGTGCGGACAGCGACCTGCTGCTATAAACTATAAAAAAGAAGGTAAGACTTATTATCGCAAGCTTTGCGAGCAATGTTTACGGAATGGATTAGGACACGGAATACCGATATGGAAGCAACGAGGATATACTAAAAAAGATGTTTGTGAAAAGTGCGGATTTAAATCAAAGCATCAAGAACAATTTAATGTGTTCCATATTGATGGTGATTTAAATAATTGCCGGCCTACAAATTTAAAAACAATTTGTGCAAACTGTCAACGCACTATGCAGAAAGAAGGTGTTCGTTGGAAGCAGGGAGATCTACGTCCTGACTTCTAAATATTTCATTAACTGATCTATATTAAATTTTAAGTCTTCTAAGGTACTATTATTATCAATAGTAAAATCAGCCATCCATTGTTCTAGACTCATTGAATCCTTTGATTCGGCTTCTAAATGCATACTTCGATCAACCCAGATACAATAATCAAAAACTCCAGTGTTTTGCATTGCAAAGAATTCACGCTTGTTGCGTAGCCCACAATAAATGTCGTAGGCTGCAAACATCTCTCTACCTAGAGTCGCTGCATCAGGAACATTATAATCGCAGATAGCATTATACCATTCTGCTCTGTGATTATGCCTGTCAGCATAACACTCTTCTTCATTAGCATATCCATACTTGTCCTTTAGATCGTTATAAATGAATTGTTTACTACAAAACTTTGAGCTACTTTCAAATGTATATCCGTAATTGTCACGAAGAATTTCGCATACTGTATCTTTGCCATGCCTACCGTGACCGATAACTAATAACTTAGGTTTCATATATAAATCTCCACTGTTTCTAGTTATTATAAACTAGATTGTAAAGAATGTCAACCTTAATCGTAACCTAGCACACAAACTTTTTTAAGTTCTTCTTCAAGCATTTCTTCTTCTCTTTCTGTCCATGCTTGCTCAAAGCCATGTTCGTACTCGCTTAAACACTGAGATTCGTCATTCCACAAGCGTTTGAAATAACTTTCATAATAGCCTTCGACAATATTGTCTGGCTCCGATATAGGGATAAGGTGACCTTTAACTAACCAAAAAAGTCTGTTGGCTTCTTTTCTTACAAATGGACTGCACACAATAGTAACTCCTTTGTTATATTGTATTTACTGCATATCAAAATGTTAGCGTAAACTCGGGTGGTTTTTAAGTCATTGAAATCATTGAAGAAAATTATCTAACAATTTCAATAGGTTAGCCGATTAAGAAACCGTAGCCTGTGCCGCCGCTAACTGCTTGACTTACTTCTGTTTCTAGTTTTTCCATTTCAGCTTGTGCTTCTGCTTTTAGTGTGTCACCGTTTAGAGTTGAGCCGCCTTGTGGTCCTGCAATAGTAGCAAATTTACTACGTGCTTCGCCGAGCATATATTTACAACTAGCAAGTGTGTAATCTTTAATCCATTGTACAGCTAGGTAATCATTTAAAATTTCACTATCTGGACGATAGTTGTAACAATAAAGTAGTAATTCTTCTTCTGCTCTAGGACGTTGTAGTAGTGTTAGCTTTTTACTAGTGCTGCTCCATTTAAATTCAATAAAGCTACCAAACATTCTGCCCACTAGTTCTTGGTGTTGTGCAAATAAGTCATATGTTGCCAATCCGCCTAATTTTGAACCCGAAAGCAAATATGTGTTTGTATATGCCATATTAAACGGTTCAAACATACTGCCGCCGTCGCCGCCGCCAGTTCTTGATCCAATACTTCTGCGGAATAGTTTGCGAACTTCCATTACTTCATTTGGCAATACATATTCATTTTGGTCTATAACAGTTGTAAGAAACATATACGATTCTTCAACAGCATGATCACTACGCATTCTATAACGTGTTAATGCCTTATTTAAACCTGTTTGGTAATGTATAGGATCAAGCTCAACGTCAACCATTCCTCCGCCGAGAAATGTGTTTACATAATCGTATACTTCTTGTTTTTGTGTTGCTAGTGTCATATGAAAGTCTCCAATAGTATTTATCGGTAACGATAAATATGTATAACGAATAGGAGAATAACTATCCCACGCCTCAGCTTATATAAACCAGAACGCGGCAACGATTATCACTTTTTGGACAAGCAAATCCAAGAAATGTTTACGATTGGCGGCACAGATATTAATATTCACAAATTTCTTGGTGCAGAAAATCCTGCGGCAGGTGAAGGTACGGCTGATCAGCCTACATATGACGCTGTAAAAGAAACTAATATACAAGATTTGTTATTTTTAGAAAATAGAGATCGAAAGTATGATCCAGATATTTATAGTATTCGAGGCATCTATAATGTCCAAGATATTGATTTTGATTTATCACAATTTGGGTTGTTCTTAAGCAATGATACACTTATGTTGACTATACATATTAATAGTTCAGTTAAAACATTAGGCAGAAAAATAATGTCAGGTGATGTAATCGAACTGCCTCATTTAAAAGACGAATATGCTCTTAATGATTACAGTGTTGCACTTAAACGTTTTTATGTTGTAGAAGACGTTAATCGTGCAGCAGAGGGTTTTAGTCAGACTTGGTATCCACATTTGTATAGATTAAAACTAAAGCAAATATACGACGGACAAGAATACAACGAAATATTAGATTTACCTGCAGAAGAAGGATCTAGTGATACACTAAGAGATTTGCTTAGTACGTATGAAAAAGAAATGCAAATATCAAATGCAGTAGTTGCACAAGCAGAAGCAGATGCTCCTAAAAGCGGATACGATATTAGTCATTACTATACAGTTTCAACAAACGACGACGGTAGCGTAGCATTACAAACAGCTGATGATACTGATATTGATGCAAGTAATATTAATAGAAGTGCAGACGAAATTGCAAGCAGACCCGAGCGTGAAGGTTATACCGGGTATCTAGTCGGAACTGGAGATGCAGCTCCTAATGGAGCACCGTTTGGATTTGGTATTGCATTTCCAAGACTTAATGAAGAAGGCGATTATTTTTTACGCACAGACTTCTTACCTAATAGAATGTTTAGATATGACGGACAGCGTTGGGTAAAAGTTAACGACGATATTAGAATGTCACTAAGTAATACTCTTGAGCGCCAGACATATAAAACATCATTTATTAATAATACTAAAACTAGCGAAATTAGCGGTGAAACTGTTGAAGAAAGACAGAGTTTATCAAAAGCACTGCGTCCAAAGGCGGATAACTAATGCAACATTTTTATGACGGACAAGTAAGAAGATATCTTACACAAATGATGCGTATACTTGCAAACTTTCCTGTGCAAGATGGTAAAGGTATTCAAAAAGAAGTGCCTGTTACTTACGGCGATTTAACACGCCAAGTTGCTAATATTATACGTGAAAACTCAGAAAATAAATTACCTAGTGCTCCTCGTATTGCTGTTTACTTAACTGGCTTAGAATTAGACAAAGATAGACTAACTGACGCTACTTATACTCGTAAAACTAATATTAGAGAGCGTGAATGGGACGAAACAGCAGGAGAATATCTAAATACTCAAGGTAAAAATTATACAGTTGAAAGACTAATACCTACACCATATATGATGCGTGTTAATGCAGATATTTGGACAAGCAATACGGATCAAAAACTGCAACTACTAGAACAAATCCTTGTATTGTTTAATCCTAGTTTAGAAATGCAAACTACAGATAACTTTATTGACTGGACTAGTATTACCGTTGTTAATTTAGAAAACGTTACATGGAGTAATAGAAGTGTACCAGTAGGCGTTGATAGTGAAATTGATATTGCTACACTTACATTCAGTGTTCCAATTTATATTAGTCCTCCGACTAAAGTTCGTAAAATGGGAGTTATTACAAATATCATCACAAGTATGTTTGACGAAAGTTTAGGTACAATTGAAGAAGGAGTAAGTGCTCCTATCCTAAATGCATACGATGATGTTCCTAGGGCAGGTATTACACAAAATAAATTTGGTAATAAAGCACAAAGTGAAGCAGCAAGCGAAATGGCTAATGTTAACTATAAGACATATGGTGCTTTCTTAGACGGCGATACTGCGCAATTATATTCAAACGGTATAGTTGGTAATAAAAATTGGAGAGAGATTTTTGAAGCATTGCCTGGACAATATGCTGCTGATGTAAGTCGTATATTCTTTACAAGCCAAGAAAATGCAAGTACAGTTACTGGCACATTTACCCTAAGTCCGTTTGATGAAGGAAAAATAATTATTAATTGGGATACAGACAGTTTCCCAAGTGATACAGTAATAGCCGGGCGCACTAGCATCGATTACATTATTAATCCAACTAACTTTAATCCGTCTAGTATTAAAACTAGCGGCGTAAGACTATTATTATTAGACGATGTAGGAAACGATAACGCCACTGAGTCTCCTGTAGCTTGGCAAAATGCAGATACTTCTGCTTTAATTGCTAGTGCAAATGATATCATCGAATGGGATGGAAGTAAGTGGAATATTGTGTTTGATGCAAGTGCTACAGAAGAAGTTACGTACACTACAAATCTTAACACTAGTGTACAATACAGATTTAATAACGGTGAATGGTTACTAAGTATAGATGGCGATTATCCAGTTGGTACCTGGAGGGTAGAACTAGCCGGATAACTATATGTATGAGCAATCTTATTACATGTAGTGGTGCATTATTTTACACCTTAGACACAAATAGATTTTTATTTCTCCATAGAGCACAAGGCAAACGTGCTAATCTATGGGGACTAGTTGGCGGGACTAATGAAGGAGCCGAAACTCCTTGGGAAGGCTTGCAACGTGAAATAGAAGAAGAAATCGGGAATGTTCCTGATATTAAAAAAACGCTGCCTTTAGAAAGTTTTGTATCTCCTGACAGTAACTTTTATTTTCATACATATCTATGCGTTGTAAAAGAAGAATTTATTCCTCAATTAAACAACGAACACGACGGGTATGCTTGGTGTAGTTTTACTAAATGGCCCAAACCATTACATCATGGATTGCGTAACACACTTCAAAGCAAAGTCAATTTAAACAAGCTAGAAACTGTCTTTAAAACTATTAATTTACTTGACAATTAACTCAAAAGACTGTATAATATAAGTATGAAAGTTTTAGTTCTCGGTGACATTATTGTCGACAAATA